ACTAAGGGCTGGCATTGAGCAGGCGCTATAACTCTACCTACTATCAAAGGACAAGACTGCAGGTATTACAAAGAGACTACAACACCTGCCATTACTGTGGGCTTGAAGCCAATACAGTTGATCACTTAATACCAATCAGCAAGGGTGGAACTGATGAAGCTTCTAATATGGTGGCCTGTTGCACTCAATGCAATAGTTCTAAGCGCGATCGTATGACCCCTACCTTTTTTGAGCGCGCCAGCAGACCCACGACCCCCATTGGGAAGATTTTCCCTGAAAATGGCTCGGCTAGGCACTATCAGGAATGAAACAAATTGAAATGGCTCAATTGGGAGAGATTGCTCGAGTCCGGGACGAATCGACTTACCGAGGTGTGGCAGAACCCCGAATTCACACAAAACTTAATGATTTACCCTCACTAGGCGAGCAAATGATTAAATTTTGCGAGGAAATAGGCTTTGAGTTGATGCCTTGGCAGCAATGGCTGGCTCATCACAGCTTAAAACAGAAACCCGATGGCCGATGGGCTCACCCAGTAATTACCTTGCTCTGCGCTCGTCAGCAGGGTAAGTCGACCTTTATGGCGCTTCAAATCTTGTTCAGAATCTATGTATTGAAAGAAAAACTGCAAGTCCATACCGCTCATAAGCTAACTACTTCAGCTGAACTCTTTTATAAAATCTATGCAATTATCGAGCAGACTCCAAGACTAGCTGCTGAATTTACTAAGAAGCTAGAAAGTAAAGGATTTCAAGAGCTTCAATTTACTGAAGGTAGGCGATACATTGTCAGAGCCAATAACTCAGCTGGTAGAGGCATTGCAGCCCCTGAAACGATACACCTAGACGAAGCCCGAGAGTATAAAGATGAGGATGTCTGGTCGGCTTTGCGATATACACAGATGGCTAGTCCGAATCCTCAAATATGGGTTTATTCAAATGCTGGGGATCAACACAGCATCGTTCTAAATAAACTTAGGGAAAGAGCAATGGCCGCGATATTTGGTAGCAATGACGATATTGGCTGGTTTGAATGGTCAGCGCCTCAAGGCATTAAATTTGATAACTCACCAGCCTTCTGGCTAGGTGTCTGCCAAGCTAATCCATCTCTAGGCATAACTATTCACCCAGATAACATTCGCGCCGTATTGTCAGACCCCGAAGATATTGTGCGCACAGAAGTCTTATGTCAATGGGTCGATACCATTAACCCAGTTATCAATCCGTCTCAGTGGGAGAGTTGCAAAGTTGAGGGACTTCGACTCAACCCTGAATCTGATACTTGGTTGGCTATTGATCTAAGCCCTAGTAGAAAAGAAGCGGCACTAGTCGCTAGCCAAAGACTTGAGGGCGATAAGTTCCAAGTCATATTGCTTCAGACTTGGCATAACCCTGCCAATCTAGATGATAAAGCAATGGCTAATGATGTAGCAGAATGGGTGCGAAAGTATCCAGTTCAGCTGGTTGCCTATTCAGCCAGAACCGCCTCGGCAGTAGCTGCGCGATTAGCTCCTGCTGGTATTAGGGTTGAGCCGATAGATGGTCTTGACTATGCCCAAAGCTGTGATGAGTTACTGGGAGCAATCTCATCTCAGCGGTTAGCTCACTCGGGACAAGATGAGCTGACTAAACAATGCCTATCCGCCGTCAAACTCCCTTTCGGTGACGGCGGCTGGGTAATGGGTCGCAAAGTCAGCAATACAACAATCTGTGGAGCAATTGCATCGGCTTTAGCAACACACTATGCAACGATGTCTGAAACTAGCGTTGATATCCAAATAGTGTAAGTCTGCTCGCCTACAATGTAATCAATGGGTGCTATAAGAGATTTCCTATTTCCAGCAGTTGAGGCCAAGCGCCCTATTGCCGTTACTGATGTTCAAGCAGCTTTAACACCAGTTCAAATTAGCGATTCAGTTTATAATATTCTTGGCGGTGCAACTAATACAACTCGCCAATTAGCAATGAGCGTTCCATCCGTTGCAAGAGCTCGCAATATCATTTGCGGAACTATCGGCTCATTACCTTTAACAACTTTCAATCGCATTACTGGCCAATATGTTGATCCACACAGAGTTATCAATCAGCCAGACCCAAGAGTTGCAGGATTCGTAATCTATTGCTGGCTTGCAGAAGATATCTGGTTATATGGCGCTGGTTATGGTCAAGTGCTTGAGATGTATAGCGCAACAGATGGCGGTCGCGTAAGAGCTTGGACTCGCGTAAGTCCAGAACGCGTTACAGTTGATACAGATTTCCTCAATACCACAATTACTGGATACAAAGTTGATGGAAAAGCAGTTCCGCTTAGTGGCGTAGGTTCAATCATAAGATTTGATGGCGGCGATGAAGGCTTTTTGCATCGCGCTGGTAAGACAGTAGCTGCAGCAGTTTATCTTGAGAACGCAGCAGTTAATTATGCTAAAGAGCCAGCGCCTTCAATGGTATTGAAGTCCAATGGCACTAATCTAACTGCCGAAAGAATTTCATCATTGCTAACTGCTTGGAAAACTGCTCGTCAATCTCGATCAACAGCATTTCTAAATGCAGATGTTGATTTACAGCAATTTGGCTTTGATCCTAAATCAATGCAACTAGCAGAAGCGCGTCAATATGTAGCACTAGAATTAGCTCGGGCCTGTGGAATACCTGCCTACTTCTTGAGCGCCGAAACGACTTCTATGACTTACTCAAACGCGGTGTCCGAGCGGCGCTCATTAGTAGATTTCTCACTTCGCCCAATACTTAAGGCAATTGAGGAACGCCTATCATTGCCGGACTTCACACCTAATCCAGTAATGACGCGCTTTGCACTTGATGACTTCCTACGCGGTAACGCATTAGAGAGAGCTCAAGTTTATGAAATCCTAAACCGCATTGGCGCGATGAGCGTTGAGCAAATTCAGCGAGAGGAAGATTTGATTCCAAATGAAAGTTAATATCCCAATGGTCGTTACAGCGGCCGACACAATTAAGCGCACCATAACTGGAACTATTGTGACTTGGAATGAGCAAGGCAATACTTCAGTTGGCCCAACAGTCTTTGCAGCTGATTCAATCGAAATGAAGCCAGTTAAGTTGCTTCTTGAGCACGACCGCACTCGCCCAATTGGCAAGATGGTCTCTCACAATGTAACTAAGTCTGGCATCGAAGCTACTTTTAAGATTGCCAATACTATGGCTGGAGAAGATGCCCTAGTTGAAGCAACTGAAGGCTTGCGCGATGGATTTAGCGTTGGAGCCCAGATAAACGAATGGACCAATAACAAAGGCATTATGCAGATTACCTCAGCGACCCTAGATGAAGTATCTCTAGTAACTGATCCTGCAATTGATTCTGCTCGCGTAAGCGAAGTAGCAGCTTCTGAGAATGAAGCACCAAAAGAAAATTCTGATTTAGCAACCGCTGATTCAGAGAAACCAAACGAAGGAGACCAAGTGTCTGACACTACTGCTCCTGCTCCTGCCGTTGAAGAAGCGGTTGAAGCAGCTAAAGCAAATATGGTTGAGGCAGCTCGCCCAGCCTTTTACACAGCACCTCGCCTTGAATTTACCAAGGCAAAATATCTAGAGAATAGCGTTCGCGCTAAACTCGGTGATGACGCAGCTCGCCAGTATGTTATGGCAGCAGATGACACCACTTCAAATAACGCTGGCTTAATTCCAACCCGTCAGCTAACAGAGATTGTAAATCCTCTCTCAAATGCTGATCGTCCAACAATTGATGCAATTTCTCGCGGAGTTCTACCAGATGCTGGAATGACTTTCGAGATTCCAAAGCTAACAGTAGTTCCAACAGTTGCAGATGTTAATGAAGCTCAACCAATTGGTGAAACTGGAATGGAAAACAGCTTTATATCAGTTTCAGTAAATAAATATGCTGGCGGCCAGACTTTCTCAGTAGAGTTATTAGACCGCAGCTCACCAGTGTTCTTTGATGAGCTAGTGCGCCAAATGGAATTTGCTTATGCAAAAGCCACCAATGCTTTCGTAATTGGCGAAGTTGCCAACAACGGAACTCTAAATGCAACAGCAACCACAGAAGATAAAGATGGCTTGCTTACTTTCGTATCAACTGCAGCTGCTGCAGTTTATAAAGCATCACTCGGCTTCGCTCGCAATTTAGTAGTAAGTCCTGAGCAATGGGGCAAGATTATGTCCTACAACGATGCTGGACGCCCTATCTATACTGCATCACAACCACAAAACGCTGGTGGCGTAGTATCGCCACAAAGCATTCGCGGAAATGTATTAGGTCTAGACCTTTATGTAGATCGCGCTTGTGGCGGAACTGGTGGAACTGGCCTTGGAGATTATTCAATGGCCGTAATCAATCCAGATGCTTACACTTGGTATGAATCCAGCCGTTTCCGTCTGCAAACCAATGTGGCTCTTAATGGCCAAATTGAGGTTGCTTACTACGGATATGGAGCACTTGCAACCAAGGTTGCCGCAGGTGCTAACTGGTTCAACAAGAGCTGATAAATCCCTAATAGTGACGGCCAGTCCGCTCCCGAGCTGGCCGCTCACCTAACTGCTTGAAAGGATGACGAGATGCCAACAATAGTTACGGCCACAGAGCTTAGGACGATTCTTGGCGTTTCGTCATCCCTATATTCAGATGCTTATCTAAACGATATTGTCGATGCTTCAGAAAACTTAGTTCTGCCAATGCTGGTCACATTCCAGAGCAAGATAAACAAAGTCAAACTTGAGGATAATGTCGCTTACTTTGAGACCGCAACAATTCAAGAATTTACCGAAGGCCAATCCGTAATTATTACTGGCTGCGGATCACCATTTAACGGCACTCACACAGTAACCGATGACGAGATTTCAGATTATGTATTTACAGTCGCAATCACCAATGCAGACATATTGGAAAAGAATGTTATCCCAGCCGGAAATGCTGCGCTCTCTGGACTATCAACCTATGTCGGAAATGCCAATGTTGAAGCTTCTGTTTTGGCTATATCCGTTGAAATCTTCCAAGCCAGAACAGCCGCTGGTGGATCAATCGAAGGCGTAGATTTTGCAGTAACCCCTTACCGCCTATCTAAGAATTTACTTGCCAAGGTAACTGGCTTACTAGGGCCATACCTTGATGTTGAAACAATGGTGGGCTAATGCCTAGCACAATTGCTACAGATGTTAGAGGCGCTATCAAGACTGCGCTTGCTGGCGTAGCTGCAAATATCTATGATGCAGTTCCAGAAGCGCCTATAGTCCCAGCAATTGTGGTTATACCAGACTCGCCCTATATGGAGCTTGAAGTCTTGGGTAAAACAACAACTAGAGTTAAATTAAATTACACCATAACTGCCTGCGTTGCGTATTTCAGCAATGCCGCTGCTTTAGATAACTTAGAGCAAATGGTCATCAGTATTCTTGGCGCATTAAATGCGTCCAAGTATGAGTTATCAATAGTCGAAAGACCTTCGGTAACCGAAGTAGGAACTACTACCCTGCTAGTTTCAGATATCCGCTTGAGCGTCCGCTACGAGCAAACCGCATAGGAGACCTAAATGCCAACAACAGTAATAACTGGGCGCGATGTTAGTTTTACCATTGGTGGTAACAACTTCGATGCTCAAACTACTTCTGCAGTTTTAAGCTGCGAAACAATTATCGAGACTTATCAAACCCTTGATGGTCGCGCTTATAAGTCCGTAGATAAGCAATGGACTTTTACAATTGAACTATTGCAGGATTGGGGAGCGACTGGCTCTCTATTTGAAATTATTTGGGGCGTTGCAGAATCAGCACCAAATACGACAATTTCAACAGTATTCACAGCTGCATCAGGCGCAACTTTTACATTTAATGTTTTGCCAATCTTCCCAACTGCTGGTGGAGCTGCTCCCGGAGCACTAACCGACACTTGGACGATGACAGTTGTTGGACAACCAGCGGAATCCTTTACCTAATAGATCGGAGCATCGGGAGCTATGAAAATATCAATCACAATTAAATACAGCTCAGGCGAATCAGTTACTTATCAGGCTGGCTTGCCAGAATGGGCTAAGTGGGAACGCAAAACTGGTAAGTCGATTTATTCGATGAAGGATATATCGGCTTATCAGCAAGCGGACTTCTTAGATCTTGCTTACTTTGCGTATAAGCGCGAAGCAGCAGGGAAGCCAACCAAGTCCCAAGAGATTTGGGAGCTGACAGTTGAGGAAATGACGATTGGAGATGAAAGCCCAAAAGTTACGACCCCGGAAGCATCAACCGACTAATCATCGAGATTGCTATCGCAACTGGGATTCCAATGCCTTACTGGACAGATATAGACCAAGTATTAACGGCCATAGATATATTAAAGGAGCGTAGCGGTGGCAGATGAGTTACCAATCAGCTATGACAAGCGCGAGCTCCGCTCAATCATTACCGCTTTCAAAGCGATGGATGATGAAGCCGTTAGCCAAGCTAAACAAGAATCTAGCGCGCTGGCTACTTATGCAGCAAATGAGATTAAAGCCTATGGGCTCTCAAGGACTTTTGGTCAAGAAGCAGTTAGAAGAATTACAACAGGCGTTAAAGTCTCGGCCAGTTCAAAAATCGGGGAGTTATCTTACGGCTTTGCAAGTCAGCGCTTTTCTGGTGGCGGTAGCACACAAAAACTCTGGGCGGGTTATGAATTTGGAAGTAATCGCTTGCGTCAGTTCCCCAGAAGAACACCCAGCAAAGGTAAGGGAAACGCTGGCTACTTTATCTACCCAACCCTTCGTAAGATTCAGCCTGAATTAATTAAGAAATGGCAAGAAGCATTTTCCAAGATATTGAAAGAGTGGGATAAGTAATGGCTGGCAGTAGAACACTTAAACTATCGATTCTTGCTGATGTCGCTGATCTTAAGAAAAATCTTGATACTGGCTCTAAAGAGGTTGAAGGCTTTGGCGGTAAGTTAGAGAAGTTTGGCAAGGTCGCAGCAGCCGCCTTTGCAGCAGCAGCGGCAGCAGCAGCGGCCTATGCAGTCAAGCTAGCCGTAGATGGCGTTAAGGCAGCCATTGAAGATGAGGCTGCCCAGCTTCGTTTAGCCAATGCTCTTAAAAATGTTACTGGAGCTACCGATGCTCAAATAGCTGCAATAGAGCAACAAATCCTAAAGACTTCCCTAGCTACAGGGGTCGCTGATGATCAACTACGCCCAGCGTTGCAGCGTTTAGCAATTGCTACTGGTGATGTTACAAAATCACAAGGGCTTTTAGATTTGGCTCTGGATATCTCTGCGGCTACTGGTAAGAGCGTTGAATCAGTAGCTAACGCCTTGGGTAAAGCCTATGAGGGTAATACTGGCGCTCTTGGTCGTTTAGGGGTAGGACTTTCCGCGGCAGAAATAAAGTCGCTTGGTCTTGAAGGCACAATGAAGCAACTTGCTGACACCTTTGGGGGTGCAGCTACAACTCAAGCTAATACCTTTGAAGGACAATTGGCTAGGCTCAGAGTCGGCTTTGATGAAGCTAAGGAATCTATCGGAGCAAGATTATTGCCAATCCTGCAACAGACTTTGGATTATGTAATTAATACCGCTATCCCCCAATTTATTAAATTTAAAGATAATGCGCTTAAGCCAATTCAAGACGCAATAGAAAACAACCGAGAAGGCTTTGAGAAATTTGTGTCTTTCTTGAAGAACTTTGTTATCCCAGTTTTGATTAACACCTTTGGAAACTCACTAGAGACAGTTGGCAAAATAGCAGGGGCTACTATAACGATCATTTCAAAAGTAGCTAGCTTTATTAGTAGTGCGGTCGGTGCAGCAATTGATGGCATTAATGCTCTAATTAGAGCGTATAACAAAATCCCTTTGTTGCCAGATATTCCTACAATATCTAAACCTTCATTTACTCAAAGCAATGACACAACTGGCAGAATAACTACTTCTACAGGCAGTATAATTATTCCTACTCCTTTTGTTGAAACGCCAGTTACCCCTACTTTTACAACTCCCAGCACACAATCATCAGCAAATCCAAATGTGACAGGCACAATGCCTAGCTTCCCATCTGGACTAAGTGGCGCTAATTTAGCTATTCCAACTGGCTTTGATGTAAGCAATGTGCGTAGAGGCGATACAGCTGGCCAACCTATTACTATAAATGTTAATGCTCCTAGTGCTATAGATGAAGAAGGATTTACTAGAGCAGTAGTTTTAGCTTTAAACAATAGCAACTCCCGAACTGGCGCAGGCGCACAACAACTAAGCGGCTTATGACCAGTTGGAATCCTACTTATCGCGTTAAGGTTGCTGGCAATACAGTCACAGGCGCAACCCTTAGCGGTCTTACTATTACCTCAGGCCGCACCGATATTTACACCCAGCCAGTTGCAGGGTATTGCAATGTCACCTTAATTGAGACTAGTGAGGCAGCAGTCCCATTTGAAATAAATGATGCAGTCACAATAGAGGTTCAAGATTCTACCGCAACCTATGTAAATCTCTTTGGGGGCTTTATTACAGATTTAGGCATTAGCGTTCAGACTTCAGGATCAACGGCTACGAGTCAGCAAATTAAGATAGTTGCAGTTGGAGCTTTAGCCAGATTAAACAGGGCAGTTTATACTGGCAACTTTGCTCATCAATTTGATGGAGAGCGCATTGAAGAATTACTAAGCGGACTTCTATTTGATCAATGGAATGAAGTGCCAGCTGCTGAAACTTGGGCAGGATATGACGCAACGACACAATGGCAAGATGCAGAAAATAGCGGATTGGGAGAGATAGACACTCCGGGCGATTATGAGCTGCACTCAGAAACTAATCTTAATGACACAGTTTATAATCTAGCTTCTCGCTTTGCTACTAGCGGACTTGGCTATCTTTACGAAGATGCTCAGGGTCGTATTGGGTATGCCGATTCAACGCACCGCAGTCAATACCTAGCTACTAATGGCTATGTTAATCTTGATGGCAATCACGCCATTGGCCCAGCTCTTTCAATAGTCCAGCGCTCTGGCGATGTTCGGAACGCAATCACAGTCGGTTATGGGACTGGTAGCGCAGAAGTCAGCGCTTCAGATGCCGATTCTATTTCTTTTTATGGGCAATTGGCTTCAACTATATCTACTACCCTTCGCCATAAAGCTGACGCTGAAGACCAAGCAGACTTCTATTTACTGATTCGCGCATATCCTCAATTTGCCTTTAAACAGATAACTTTTCCGATTGCAAGCTCGGAAATAGACAATAGCGACCGCGATAGTTTATTAAATGTATTTATGGGTATGCCGCTGAATATCAGTAATTTGCCACTTAATATGGTTAATGGCCAGTTCCAAGGCTTTGTAGAGGGTTGGACTTGGACAGCAAGTTTAGGTCAATTAGAACTTACGATGAATCTATCCCCCCTTGCTTTTAGCCTTCAGACCTACCGATGGAATTCAGTTTCGAGCGCCGAGACTTGGAATACAATCAGCCCAACTTTGGACTGGCTAAACGCTACAATAGTGACCTAAGGAGAAAATATGCCAACAACAGCAAATTTCGGATGGACAACACCTGCCGATACTGATCTAGTTAAAGATGGCGCGCTAGCCATTAGAACTTTGGGCAATGGGGTAGATACCTCATTTCTTGATCTAAAGGGTGGCACCAGCGGTCAAATACTTGCAAAGAATTCTAGTACAGATTTAGATTTTGTGTGGATTGCTAACGATCAAGGCGATATAACCGCAGTTAATACAAATTCTCCTTTAACGGGCGGTGGCACAACTGGCGCTTTGACGCTTTCTTATGATTATGCCGCTGGTTCAAAAGTAACCCTAAACGCACAGACTGCAACTTATACAGTAGTTCTTGCAGATGCAGATCAAAAGCTAGTCACAATGTCTGTTGGCTCTGCTAATGATTTTCTAATCCCTACCAATGCCAATGTCGCTTTTCCAGTCGGCACAGTTATTAATATGATTCAAATTGGAGCAGGTCAAACAACTATCAAAGCTGTAACTTCTGGCACTACTACTATTTCTTCAACTGGCGCGCCTGCTACAGCGCCTAAGTTAAGAGCTCAATTCTCCGCTGCTTCTTGCATTAAGGTTGCTACAGATACTTGGTATGTCATAGGAGATATAGCGTAATGAGTTTGATCGGGATTATTGCATCTCAAAATTATCCGCGAGGCTTCTCAGTTGATTATCTTGTTGTAGCTGGTGGGGCAGGGGGCGGCATTGAACCCGGAAATGCACCTCAAGCTGGCGGGGGTGGAGCTGGTGGCTTGCGTTGCACAGTAACGGGAACTGGTGGCGGGGGGTCTTTAGAATCAGCAATAACTGTTAATCTTAATACAAATTATTCAGTTGAAATTGGTGCAGGTGGCACAGGTGGCGCATCTGCTGCTAATGGCACAAATTCTATTTTTTCAACAATAACTTCAACGGGTGGCGGCGCTGGCGTAACTGTAAATGGTGGCTGGGTTGCTGCAAAAAATGGTGGCTCTGGCGGCGGCAGCGGCGGCGGTAATTTAACGGCTGGAACTGGCACAGCTAACCAAGGTTTTGATGGGGGAACTACTGCTAACTCAGCGCCCTTTTATGGTTCAGGCGGCGGCGGCGCAGGCGCGATTGGAACTGGTAATACTGGGAATCAAACAAGTCGCGCTGGCGGTGTGGGAGTTGCTACTTCAATTACTGGATCATCGGTGACTTATGCAACAGGCGGAACGGGCGCAGTAACTGGCGGTGGAAATGGCGGAGTCAATACTGGAGATGGCGGAAATGCAACTGGTTCAGCAGCTAATAATGGTGGCTCGGGTGTAGTTATTTTGCGTTATCCAGATACGCGCACAATTACTATCGGTGCTGGTTTAACAGGAACTGAGAGTGCTGCAAGTGGGGGATATAAGCGAGCAACTATAACTGCTGGTATCGGAAATGTGAGTTGGACATAATGGCCCATTATGCTTTTTTAGATCAAAATAACATTGTAACTGAAGTTATTAATGGTATCGATGAAGACCAATTGATTGAAGGTCTGCCACCTGAAATTTGGTATGGCAACTATAAAGGCCAAGTTTGTAAGCGCACTTCCTACAATGGCAATATTCGCAAGCAATATGCTGGAATAGGTTTTAGTTATAATTTTGAGGCAGATGTGTTTATTTCTTGGCAGCCATATCCATCTTGGCACTTAGACGATAATTACGATTGGCAAGCTCCAGTCCCTAAACCACCAGGAGATTATTGGTTATGGGATGAAGAACTTTTGGAGTGGGTCATTGGCTAAATTATGCGCTGCCGGGATTCAATTAAGGACTCAGATTGATGATGATTATCCTGATAGGGATCGTAAGTCTGATGGCTGGATTGCTGATGCTAGGCACTTTGCAAACCGCAATTCTGACCATATACCAGACTCTCGAGGAATCGTCAGAGCTTTAGATATTGATTCAGATTTAGGGGCTCACAAAGAGGAAGCTTATGCAGTTGTGCAAAAGTTACGCCAATTGGCTAAGCGCGGTGATAAGCGCATCAAATACATTATCTATGATCGCAAGATATGCAGCAGCATAATGAATTGGAAGTGGCGTAAATACAAAGGGCCTAATCCTCACATTTCACATTTTCACATAAGCTTTACAAAATTGGGAGACAACAATAATAAATGGTTTGACCTAGAAGGAGAGAGAAATGATGAGAGACCTAAAACTAGCAGCAGCGACTTGGTTGAAGACCTTTATAGCAGCAGCCCTAGCAGCTTATCTAGCGGTCGGCCTAGACCCTGTTGCCATTGCCAATGCAGCCATAGCATCAGTCTTGCCTAGCATTATTAACTGGCTCAACCCAAATTATGACCGCTACGGGCATATTGAATAATGATAGCCGCTGAATTGGCTACCTTAGTAGCTTCAGTCTTAGGCTCTATAGCCTTACTGATTGCTGGCTTGCGCTACATAATTAAATTAGAAAATATCCCTATAGTGTCGCGCCTTGATAAAATGGAGTCTCAGCTAGAATTGGCCCTAGCGAGAGGAGTCCGAAATGGCAACGCGAAAGCGCGTAAGTAAGAAGCCAGTAAAGCGTAAGCGCACTACAAAAGAAACGCCTTTAACAAAGATTGATTTTTGGGCTATCGCTGCCAATGAAGTTTATAAAGCTTGTCGCAGAGCTGGGATGGATGAGGGCACTTCTCTAGCCTTTGCTATGGATCGTAGCTCTTACCCTGATTGGATAGTGCCTGCCGATGACCCAATAAAGAAAATTGGTTGGGAAGATGGCGAGGAAGATAACTAATCTACTTTCGAGAGGTTGAGTTATTCGAGGCTCTCAAGTCGCTTTATCCAGACTTGACGCCCTTATCAGCGACCGACCGAGCAGATGGCATTACCAGCGATTCTTATATTGAGCTTAAATGCCGTAGGACGCATTATGACCGCCTACTTATTGAAAAGAAGAAGTGGGATTATCTGGCTGATATAAGGGCTAGGACGGGCGCTAAGACCCTTTATATCAATGCGACACCTCAGGGCATCTACCAGTTCGACTTAGGGGCTCTCATCGAGCCTGAATGGGTTTTAAAGAGCCTTCCGATTACAACAGATTTCAGCAACAAAGCCCATTCTGAGAGGTTATGCGGATTCTTAGATATCCGACTCGCCGAGCTATTGCTTGTCTAAATAGATTTAAGCAAATACATTTAGCCCGTAAATCCATTTAGGGATTACAGAACGGGAGCAAAATGGTAAATAAAGTAACTCTTATTCGATTTGATTCTCAAGCAGGGGCTTGGACTGATGAGACAAATTGGGTTAAGGGATCAATAATTAGACGATTTGCTAAAGAGCGAATGGGTAAAAAGCAACTGCGAGGCCGTTTATCAAAGGCTGAAATCTCTGCATATTGGCTAGATAAATATGGGGTGAGCGCAGATGTTTCCTAATTTATCTGATACGCAAGTCTTTGCAATAACCATCGGCGTTCCATTCTTCGGCCTTTACTTATGGGCTCTTTGGAGTTCAGCCAAAGCTAAAGCCTTTAATGAAGGATATAAGAGAGGGAGAGCAAGTGTCCGATACACAGAGATCATTAAGTGATTGGATCAACGATGCTGGTGACACCCTGTTTGACAGGGGGGTTGAATATGGCGACCCGAGGCACAATTTTCTACGCATTTTCAAAATCTGTCAGGCACTCGGTATTCAGCTCCGAGACCCATCTGACTTGGCGCTTATTGCTATCGCAACCAAACTCTCAAGAATGTTGGAAAGTCCAGAGCGCGAGGATTCGTATCTCGATCTCATTGGATATGCCGCTATCTTGGGTCGATGCAGATTTTCTACACCAGAAGATTGGGACGACATTGAGTCTGACTCGCAATCATAATAGCAATCAATACTGCGATTACTGCAAGTATCGCTGGGGACAACAAAAAGGTGAATGGCATATCAAAGCTAGAACGCCAGCAGTATGGAAAGTCCAAAGCGAGACACCGCTTCGTAAAGCTCAGGTTAGGTTCTATTGCCAGCCTTGCGCCGATGAAGCTCAGAACTGGCCAGATGGCACATTTTATTCATTAAAAGAACAGTTAGACGATGCGATAAGTGATTTCGCAGGGA